GGGTATAGTACACGCTCAGATATGTGCAATAGTCAATATCACAACAGAAATACACACAACAAACACAAGTGCAACAGCCAGGCACACAACATTGTTGAAAACTTAACCTACTTTTCAACAAAAATAGTTGTTGCAACCAATCACACATCATGGTATCATTACTAATATGGTCAGTCAAGAAGGCCGAGAAGGGATTGAAAATGATTTTTATTGAGCTTTTACGCGCGTCTCCTGAGTACACAAAATTCACTGTATTCAAGTGGAATGGAAAAAAGTTTGAGCAGTTTGTTCCAAAACGCAAATCCAAAAGCGTGCATGAAATGGATATGACCGCGGATGCAATAAAGAAGTATTTCATTGACTTGTGTTGCATGTACGTTCGTCGCTTTGAATCGACGGAAAAAGGCCATATCAATGTGTATCTTCAAACTTGGGAGCCATAAATGCGTGTTATAGGAATGAATAGCAATGATGGTTATGTTCCAGTGTTTAGAAATAATCGTGATGAAGTGTTTTATCTGTGCGATTTGAATAAATGCATTAGTGTTAATGAAATAGTTATTGTTGGCAAGGATGCAATTGTTCTTACTAAATATTTTGATTATGCAATTGTTACAGATACTTTTTCAGAAGCATATAATATACTTGAAAACTTTGTTTTGTTTCAAAATAACGGTTATGGGTTAGAGTACAGTGTTGAAATTGGAAAGTTGTATACTAAAGAAAATCTAATTGTTACATATTAGTTTGCGAGGTTTTCATATGCACGACAACACTATACTAGGCGCGATTCTACTTTCATTGCTGGTTCTAGTCATAGTTTTCACGGCAATTCTTTTGAGCCTTACTGCCATGGATTATCGGCGGTATGATTACAGTGAAAAAGCCAGAAGGGATTTGAAGGGGGGTAAGCATGGTCAACAAAAGTAAGGAAAGGGGGCGCATCGGTCGTACGTTCTACAAGACGTATTGTGATTGCCGTATGCTCAATGAACATAATGATATTATTCAGTATGATTTCGTTCTTGACGGCTATTACAATGACAAAGTTAAAGCACAAAATGCCGTGTCAAAACTTTGTCCTAATGCGTCTGTGATGGTTGTCAACATTACGCACACCAGTTTTTATGCTTCAATGCCGATTGACGATTTTCTCAAATATGCCGACCTTATCGGCGATGAAATCGCAGAGGAAAACTAATTAAAAAGAAAGGTGATTCAAAATGGCTAACGAGATTCAGAACATCAACACCAACACCGATGCTATGCAGGTTTACGGAATCGATATGAACGATTTTGATGGCATGTTGAAGGTTACTTCTGCGCTGAACGTCGCTGCATCGCTTGACAAGACGGTCGAGGAAGGGCAGGCGTTTGAGTTTATCGGCGTCATTTTCAAGGATGGCATTAACGAGCAGACTGGTGAGCCCTGCAAGGAGACGTATCTTGTGCAGCGTGACGGTTCCGCGCTTTTCTCTAAGTCTGGTGGCATCTATGATTCTGCCGTGACGATTCTTGGCGGGTTGGGCAAGTGGCTGACCGATGGCCTTTGGGCTACCGTTGTCAACATCAAGACTGGTCGTGGAAACACCTTGAAGCGCCTTAATCCTGTTGCGCCGCCTGCAAAGTAACCTAGTGCGATAGCGTAGCGTGCGCCACATCACGGAAATCGTGGTGTGGCGCCTTTTTTATCAATGGGGTGATTTAAAAATGGAAGCAATTGACATAACAGTCTATCCGTTCAAGAAGTGCGAAGCACCATATCAGGAGCTTTTGAAGCTGGGCGAGGAATGCGGCGAGGTAATGGCAGAAGCCTACAACGTTGACGCAAAGGGGGTTAGCTTCACTGAGGAAGATATTCTTTCCATTTGCTACGAGCTGGGCGATGTGATTCAGGTTGCGGTAAACGCTATCGTGTTGTTTGGACAGAACCCAAACGAGATTATGCGGTCAACGACGATAAAGAACAACAACAGGGGCTATTATGCCGAGTAAAGTTGGCTCAATCGCTTATGAAAACAGGCTTGCGCGTAGGCGCATGGACAGGAAAATCAAGCGGCTGCAACGTGATATTGAATCAGGTTCGTTGACACGTGAGGAACAGTTTCGTGCACGTGGCGAGATTCGTGAGATTCGTAAGCTTAGAAGTAAAACATATTTTAAGACTGAAACAGGTGAAAGAAGGTCGCCACGAGAAGCGCAAGAAGCTGCCGCAAGCTATGACATTGGAATGTATGTGCAGCCAGCGCAAAGTCTCGCGGATAGAAATACGCAAGCTGCATATGAGATTGGTAGCACTTATTATGTTGACAAGGTAACAAAGCAGCATATCCAAAACCCTGCATCGCGCTATACCGAGGGCGAAATGCGAACGTTTTTTAGGGCAACGCAAAGGGCATGGGAAAATGCAGCACCAGACAGGCGAATTGAAGCGATAATGTCTGCCTATCAGGCTGATGATTTGGCTGCGCTTATTGAGCTTATTTTGTCAAAGTATTCTAATGATGTAAAACGCTGGGATGAATTGACTAAAAAAGCTGGAAAGGCAAAAAGTGGTGCAGATGTTGCAGGAGAGGACACACCAGCAGAATTTGCTTCAACTGATGTAGATGCGCAAACACGCGCTGAAATTGCAAGGATTGCAAAGGAATACGCCAAAAAGTACGGCGATGAACAAACGGAGTAAATCATAATGAAGCGCATTCGATATGAGTTGGCTATGATTTATGACACAGAGACTTGTAACATCATTACAAGTGGCAGCGCACGTGCATATCCAATTCTTTTCATTGAGAACGATGTGCGCGGCGTTGACATGCGCAATTATGATTCAAAGAAGGATGGGGAAATTCACTTTTACAGGCATGAGGAAGAATTTCTTGACAGGATTGAACAATATATTCTTTGGGGCAAGTTTGTAGGAAAGATTCCAATAATCTGTGGCTACAATCTGATGTTCGACATGCAGCCATTAATGGAAAATCTTTCTAAGCTGTATGACATAAAGGCTAGCGCGCAATCATCCACCAATGTCTATACGCTTGACTTGTGTGACAAATCCATTGAGGGAAAGGTAGTGCTGCGCTTTTGGGATACTTTCCACCTTGAAATGCGTGGTCTGGCCGCTATGGGAAGGACGGCAGGCTTACCAAAGGCAGTCGGTGACTGGGATTACTCGCTCATTAGAACGCCTGAGACGCCGTTGACAGACGAGGAATTGTTCTATGCGCGGCGAGACGTCGAGGTAATACCAGCATATTTTCGCTATCTTCTGGAGTCAAACGAATGGATGAAGCAATCCGACTTAGGCGTGCGCATTCTTACAAAGACTGGCATTGTTCGACAGATGGCTAAACGGCAGATTGGTACATTGAAAATCACAAAGGATGATGGCAAGAAGTTGTCATTAGACATGGCATTTATGAAGCTGTGCAAAAAGTCAATGCCAAAGTCGTTTGAGATATATGGTCTTAGAAAGGCATGCTTTTATGGTGGTTGGACATTCACAAGCGCGCGTTATGCTTCAACCATTCAAAGGAATGTGCTATCTGTTGACGTAACTTCAATGCATCACACTTTCATCAATGGTCGCATGGTACCAGATGATTTCAAGGTCAGGCCACGAGAAGCGATGCAAAAGATTTGCGAGAGAATCGTTGCAACTCCAATCGAGGATATTATTGAATTTTATGAGAAGCCATTTTCTGTTGCCATTCACGCACGAATCAATTTCAAGAACGTTCGCATGAAGAAGGGCAGTTGTTTTGAGTATTGGGGTTTGGCATTGGAGCCATTGAGCAAATTCAAACCAAAGTTAGATATTGGTGGAGAGTTTGGCTTTAATGAGGGTGCAGTTGCGCAAGAGGAATTAGTACGTAGTTATCATTGGTACAACCAATTCACTAATGCGGAATTTGCGTTTGGCAAGCTTTATTCTGCTGAGACTTGTACAATGCACTTTAATGAAATTGAGCTTTGGTGCTTTGGGCAAGTATATGATTGGGATGAAATGCAGGCAGATTTTGGAGAAGCTTCTGCATCATTTGTGAAGCCGCCAGATTTTGTCACTTTGCAGTCAAACCTTTTGTACAAACGTAAGGATGCAGTCAAACGCATTCACGCAACGTATCATCAGGGGGTGATGTATGATATGCCGATTTCACCCACAATACCAGATGGAATCGCAAAGATGCTTAGAGCTGGTGAATGTTCCGAACAATTTTTTGCGTCATATTATAATAGCACGGTAAAGGGGATGTTTAACGGCATATATTGAATGGCACCATGGCACAGGACATTTACAAGCCTGAGTACACATGCATCGGCGGAGATTTGATGGTTGACCAATCCACGCGAGTGACGCCAGAGAATTGGGATGAATCGCAACCAGAGAACACGCGAGTATTGTACACGTATGGAATGCGCATTGTAGCAGGCTCAAGAATGCATATGCTTTTGGCGATGCAATTGGTTTGGCAGTATTTCGGCAAGAAAGTGCGCGTTCTTGGTGGTGATACCGATTCGATGAAACTTTCGCTTGACGAGGATGTTTCAGACGAGGATATAGAGCTCGCATTGGAGACAATGACAGAGATTAGCACGAATGCTATAGACGCATGCATGACAAGGATTCGCAAGAATTTTCCTGACCTTGCATCCGACTTGAAGGGAGTTGGCGGATTTGAGCTGGAGAACAGGGGCAGGCATTATGACCTGCATATGGAAGCTTGGAATAAGGCACGAGTAAGCTACGATGGTAAGTTTCACATAACGTGCGCTGGGTTGCGTAGGCCAGACGGCATGTATCACATCGAAAACTTTATGCGAGATATGGAGTTACAGGGAAATGAGCCAGAAAACATCATGCGTGTTTGTCTTGGATACAATGTTTTCATACCGAACAATATTTCACATGTTCTGGAATCGCATCTTCCGAAGGCGGCCGACCGTTATCAGGGTGAAGTCAGAGACTACCGTGGAGGAATTTACCGCGTGGACGCGCATGAATCGCCAGCACTATACAATGCAGGTAGATGGGTTGGAGAAACCAGCAAATATACTAACGCATCTAACGTACGATTTTTGCGGGAACACTATGGTAGAGCTGTTGATACGCGAACCAGAGAGCTGGTCATTGATGGGAAAGCGTTCGTTTCACTCTTCTGATACTGTAGCCTTTCTTTTCGTTTTGGGATGGATTTTGTTTTTCATTGGAGCGTGCTGGTATGTTTAGGTATAAGACAATAGATACACGATTTGGAATCATATTGATAATTTTGTACATTATAGCGCTTATTGGGTACGCTATTGATATGGGGTATATTTAAATGGATGAATTCATAGACAGATTGGTTTCATTATCACTTTGGATTTTAGTTATTTGGCTGGTTGTATATGGCTGATGCAAAGTATTACGATTGGGAGCGCACCATATCTTATGACGCCGACGTGACCATGGTAGTTGGTTCACGAGGTTTGGGAAAGACTTTTGGCCTTAGGCTGAGCTGCATAAAGCGTTGCATAAAGTTGCAGAAGAAGGGGGAGCAAAGGCGCTACGTGGAAATCGTTCGTACGAAAAGCCAATTGTCTGTAGTCTCTGACAACTACTTCTCGCGCCTTTCTCGCATGCCAGAGTTGAAGCCATATGTTTTCAAGACGGATTCGCATTACATGTGGTGGGCAGAATCACCAGAAAAGGATGACGACAAGATAAAGTGGCATCTATTGGGTTATTTTGTTGCAATGACCGTGTATCAGATTGACAAGACAAGGACGTTCGATTATGTTGACAGGCTCATTTTCGACGAATGTGTTCTTGACAGACAAGACCGTTTTCACCGCTATCTGCCTAATGAATTTGCTGTGCTGGCTAACATTGTCGATACTATATCGAGAGAGCGAAGCGACACAGATGGTCTACATCCGCATGTCTATCTTCTGGGCAACGCTGTTGATATTTCTAATCCTTATTTCGCTCGTTATGGGGTAGGCACGGATTTGACATACGGTTACAGATGGTATGCCAATAAGACTTTCCTGCTTCATTTTGTTGATTCAAATGAGTACAATTCCGAGAAGGCCGTTGGAACGGTTGCAGGACGCATGCTGGCAGGCACGCAGGCTGGCAGGGAGAACGTTCAAAACATCTTCCACAGCGTTTCGACCGAGTTTGTGGCAAAGAAGCCAAAGCGCGCAAAGTTCATGTTCGGAATCGTCCTAGATGGAAAGAAGTTTGGCATATGGTCTGACCAACAGGGCGGCTACTATTACGTGACCATGAAGGTGCCGAACAACACAGACAGACCTGTGTATGCGCTTTCCTATGAGGACAATCGTGTCAACTACATAGCCGCAAACAGGCTGCATCAGGTGTTGCGCGGCTTTGCTGAAATGTACTGGTTGGGGATAGTGCGCTATGATTCGGTAGACGCGAAGCGTGACTTTCATAGGGTGCTTGAATTGTTGGGAATTAAATAGTACAATCGTATTCAGTGGGGTGCCACAACTGATGTGAGTAGGCAATGCGGACACCATGCGAGGATACGCACCGCATGTGCCGTGCTTGGTAGGCATTTCAATTGACGTTGTGGGTCGCTCTGCGATATAATCGGGGTATGGAACACTTCAATCAAGTGTGTTCCATGCCCCATTTTCTTATGGCAAGAAATCGGACAACGGAAGAAGGGAAAACAAAATGCCAAAGCCAGACGAGATTACGAATGATGAGGTTAGCAACGACACTGGTGCGAACGAATCTGATGCAAATGCGAACCAGAATGGTGACGCAAATACGCAGACGCAGCAGGATGCACCGCAATATGTATCTCTTGATGATTTCAAACAGATGCAATCTGCGGTAACTTCACTCACTAATAAGATTGGCGAGATTTTGGGTGGCATTAAGGCGATAAAGGATGCGCAGGGCGTGATGGTTCGTGCTGGTGCAACCATTGTCGATGATTCTGACCCAGAGCCAGAGGACGATTTCAAGCCGCTTTCTGAGCTTGACTTTACCATTCACAAGTAAGGAGAAAAAAGCATGGCAGTCAACAACAGTACCATTCTTGACCGAATTTGGATTAACGGTAGCAACGACTACCAGCAGCGCATTCCGCGCGAGACTGTGAACGATATGGATGCATCCATTTCGTATCTGTTTGCGCCTGAGAATCTTGACCTGTACAATCAATTCGTTTCCGCGCTAATCAATCGCATCGGGGCCGTGTACGTGCACCAGCAGGCATTCCGCAACCCGCTTGCAGGATTCAAGAAGGCCGATTTGCGTTGGGGCGACAAGCTGGAGGAAATCGCCGTCAAATGGGTGCGCTCTCACAGTTACACCAACATTCCGAATGTTGATGACCTTTTCGGTGACTATCGTCCAGAATCTGCCACGTGGTTCCACAAGATTAACCGCAAGGAGTGGTATCCCATCTCGGTTAACCGCGAGGAACTTATGGCCGCATTTGCTGGCGGTGGCGAGAGCGAGGGTCTGAACAACTACGTCGCACAGGTGATGGAGGCTCCAATCTCTTCAGACGAGTACGACGAATTCCGCATCATGATGGAGCTTTTCGCGTATTACGACCAGAAGATGGGATTCTTCAAGCGCAACATCACGTCGATTCCGTCAGATATTGTGGATTCGGCAGATTCCGCAAAGACGCTCCTGAAGATGGTGAAGGCGGATGCGGAGCGCCTGCGTTTCCCGTCTGCACGCTATCACGCCGACATTCCAGAGCTGCGCGACTATCCCGTATTTGCGCGTCCCGAGGAGCTCATTTTCCTAACCACTCCCGAGGTTCGCGCTGCGATTGACGTCGATGCGCTCATGAGCGCTTTCCACATGGAGAAGGGCGAAATCCAACAGCGTGTCGTAACCGTTGACGAATTCCCGATGGCTGGCGTTGGCGCGATTCTGACCACCGAGGATTTCTTCCAATGCCGTGACCGCCTGCGCGTCAACACGTCGCGCTTTAACGAGGTCACGCTAACGACCAACTTCTTCCACCATCATTGGTCTATGCACAGCGTCTCGCCCGTTGCGCCTGCAATCTGCTACACCACCGACGAGGGCACGGCAATCCTCACTTCAACGCAGACCGTTACTGGCCTGACCATGACGCCCGCATCGCAGAACGTAAAGGCTGGCGATTCCGTGGAGCTGACCCTGACGCTTACTGGCACCATCACGAACAACGACGCTGATGTGCTTGAGGTCGCTCCCGATTCCGCCACGTTCCTCACGACGGTTGCGCGCACCACTGGCGAGGGCGATGATGCGACCACAACTGGAGTGAAATCCTCTAAGACGCGCGTTGACCGCAACGGCGTGCTGCATGTCGCTGACAATCTTGAAGCTGGTGACGTTATCACGGTTGTGGCAACTTCCGCATACATCAATCCGAGTGGTGCGACCACCACGTACACGGCTACTTCTACTTTCACCGTAGAGTAGTATCCCTTCTTGGCTGGGGAGTGTGCCAAATAGGTGCACTCCCCTTCCTTTTTAGATTGGATGCGATATGGAGTTTGGCAGGTTGAGGGACACACGTTTTCCGAATCTTGACACGGTTGACGTGTATGCATACAGAAATGAATTCGATTACACGCGATGGGTCGCTGGAACCACCATAAAGATGTGCAACGTCTTGTGGAATTCCGACTACAACGATGTGGTCAAGTTTGATAGCGACATTTTGCGCGACAAATGGTTTGACGATTTGAAGGACTATTATACAATCACCCTTGACAGTGATAGGTCTTACGTTCCAGAGCGTGAAGTGCAGATTCCAATTCCGTATGACGTTGCCGCGCGTTATAATTACATGGTAATTTCTATTCCAATTTTGCCAGGCAGCGAGCCGCTTATAAATTATGAGAATCCGGATGCTGGAATTCGCAAGTGGTATTTCTTCATCGATTCCATTGATTACCGTGCGCCTAACAACACTGGATGTAGAATCTCGCTGGATGTTTGGACACAATATCACAATGATGTTGACATTAAATATATGATGCTGCAGCGCGGTCATGCGCCTGTGGCATATAGTGATGTTGACGAATATCTCGCAAATCCGATAGAGAACAATGATTATCTGTTGGCGCCTGACATTACGCCTTCAAACGCTGAGGTTGTGCGCGATTCCGTCTATATACCATTTGGCAACGAAGAAAAGTACGTCTGCTTTGCAACGACCTGCCCTTCCATTTCCGCGTTCATAGCAATGGGCGAAGTCTCACCCAATGACCCTAGTTATGATTTTGGCAATATAACGTACAGTGATACTGCTGACAGATATGGATACCAATTGCAGGTGAACGGTTGGGGTGTTGGCGATGGTGACAACTACAGCAATTTGCGATTGCTTTCTGATATTGGCTTGCGTAGTCAGAATATGATTCCAAATGGAACGAACATGTTTGCCGTTGCTGCAAGCCAGATGAATTCATTCCTTGCAGCAATACAGCTTTACAAGCCAACGTTCCTACGGACGATATTGGCATTCTTTATGGTCGATTCCTCAATGATTGAGATTGACTATGACAATTCCGTCTTTTATCGCAACGTTTGGATGTATGCCATAACGCAAAAGGAAACGCAACTTTCGATACAGCTAAGCAAAGACATGTTTGGTTTTCCAGAGGAATATCAACATCTAGCAAAGCTTTACACTTTTCCTTACAGCGTGATTGAAATTACGGACAATTGCGGCGAGACTAGGACTATTCGTGTTGAGAATACGGGAAGCATTGTGGCACATAAGGCTGCAATGCTAGCATTTCCATATATAAATGCGCGAATCTGGTTCGACGGAATCAACGGCGTTGGGGCAAAATCATATACGTGGGTTGACATTACAAGTGGTAGACACGAAAAAGGAATGCCAAACTCTGACTGGGCGTTGGCGTGCTTTGATTTGGACATTCCGTGCTATGCCCTTTATATGGATGCGAACACTGCATGGAAGTTGGACAACTTCTGGACTGCCATTCGTGGCAACGCAAATAAGGCGTTGGCAGACTATCACAGCAGCGCGCGCAATGCCAACACGGCAAAGGAAAACGCTGAGGATTCCAACGACACGATGTATTCCAATCAAGACCGTGATGCAGCGACCTTGATTACGAATACGAACAATACGGCAATCTGCAACAGGGCTAATGCTGATTTGACCATCGCGGCAAACACGCAGAACACCAACGATTCAAATACCGCATCGTCAAACACGGTAGGATATAACAATAGCGCGATGCGCGAAAAGACAAGAATCGCCAATGGCATTTCAAATGCAACTGCAACGACCGAGAATCACGTCACAGTGGCAACGGCTGAGGAAACGGGTGCTGCTAGCCTTTGGAGCTCTGCGATAACTGGTGGAATGGCAGGCATTGGAATTGGCACCGCAGTTGCGCCAGGATTGGGGTCTGCTGCAGGTGCGGCGGCTGGTGCTGCAATTGGTGCGCTAGGCCACATCATGGCAAGTGGCATTTCATATGGTGCTTCACAAAATAACGCATCGATTATCGCACAGGGTAACACAACAAGCACCTCTTTAGCTACGCAGGGAAACTCTGCTATAGAAGCTCAATCTGAAAGTAATGCAACAATTGTCACAGACGAGAGCAACGCATTGCGCACAAAGACGAACACAACCAACAATAATTCGTTTAGCGCGCAAACTGACAACACCAACGCGACGATGCGAGAGAATGCCAACAACAACGCAATCACCATGAGGGCAGACGCCAACGCATCGCGCAATACTGGAAACGCGAACGCTGGATACACCAGAGAAGCGTTGATTGCAAACGCAAAGGAGCAGCTTGAGTCTTGGCATGCAAACGCGCAATACGGCTTCTATGCGTCACGCAATAGTGCACCGATTCAAATGACGCCAGACAAGGGTGACGCATACCCAGACTTGGGTGCATACAAGGGTGTGCAATTCAAGGTAAAGACTATGGCAAACGGAGACATTCGACAGATTGGCGACACTTTTCTGCGTTACGGATATGCGCTCAATCAGGTGTGGGATGTGGAGGAATCTGGATTGTGCCCAATGTCTCATTTCTGCTATTGGAAGGCTGAGGACATTTGGGTGGACGACAGGCAGAGCAGCAACAATGCCGTACAAAGTCTTATCACTAATATGTTTTTGCGTGGTGTGACGATTTGGAAGAATCCAGAGGAAGTCGGAAGGATTGATATTCATGACAACAAGTAACGAGGAAATGGCAATGCAACGTGGTGTAAGCGAATTGCTGGCAATCTTGGAGGACACTGGTTCGTATCAGGGAATGACTGATGCAGAGATTCAAAGCATTGTCGATTACGAAAAGACACTTTCGTTCCAGCGCGGCAGGACGGAAGGTACGGAAAGCGTTCTGACGCAGCATTGCGCATCGATTTTGTCGGAAACCACAAGCGCTTTACAGGCGCAGACCAGCATGCTACAATCTATAATAGATAGGGCAACCAACTTGCAGCTACAGGGGGTGCAACATGGCTAAGCGCGGCGGCAGGGGTCGAAACAAGAACAAACTCTATGAAGGCCGCGCTATGTGGTGGGAGTCACCCAGCTACAACCAAAGGTTGGTGATGTACTATCGCAACATCATAATGCAGCTTGCCATGTCTCGCTTCAAGTGGATTAACCTTCCCAACACCTGTGACGCGCGTTTCCTTGAATGGACACTACTAAATGAGGGTGCAGCTACAATCGCATTCCCGCCTAGCATGAGAGGTACGTTCTTTTCCACGCGCGTACAATTCAAATCCGAGCTTGACGTGTATGACAATCCGTTTCAATGGGATTCCATTGGCAACAATGGCTGGCGTTTCCATTGCACTCTATTTAATGGTGCGCTGATACATGACAATTCCACTCGCTTTCCGCTTATTGAGGGAATCAACCTGTATGCACGAGAGCTTGCGCAGATTCGTATTACAAAGAACGTGAACCGCTTTCATCAGAAGATGCCTGTTGTGTTCCTTGCCCCAGAAGCGCGAAAGATGGATGCGATAAATATGATTAAGCAGGTGGCAGGTGGCGAGCCCGCTGTGCTTGCATATCCAGAATTCGAGCGCGACGTTTCCGCATCGGTATTGAACACTGGTGTTCCGTACCTTGCGGAGGCAATGGCACAGGACGAAATGAACGTCTGGAATCGCGTGTACATGATGCTTGGAATCGACAACAGCACGTTGAAGATGGAGCGACAGACACAAGACGAGATTCAGGCACACAAGAATCCAGCAGAGCTAATCCGTCTGGCTTCATTGAACGAAAGGCGCAACGCGGCAGACCATTTGAATCGCTTCTTCTCTGAGTACCTTATTGATGGTGAGATTCAAGTCGAATGGAATCGTGACCTAGAATCCAACAACTGGAATTTCCAGCATGACATGGTGCATCAGGCTGAGCTTATTCCAGAGCTTGCAACTGCGACCGATGATGGTGATGAATATGGCATTGAGTGATATTCAGATTTTTGAGGATGATTTTGCATCGCACGAACCAGATTTTCATGCCGTAACTACGATTCAGATTTGTGAGCTTGCAGAAGCAGGCTGGTTTGACCTGTCAGACGAAAGCTGGGATTTCGGTCCGAAATACAGTGAGGAACAGCACGAACGTTTGTGCAAGCGAATAACGCAACATTTCTGGTGGCGTGAGATTTGCGTCACACCGCCAGGAATCTGGAAGCAAATGTTTATCACTCGCATGAACGAGATAATGCCGAAATTCATGCAGCTGTATTCAATGCTTGACGAGGAATCACCATTTTACCAGCCTTTGGGACAGGAAGGTGAGTATTACAAGTCGCGTAACATCTTCTCTGACTTTCCGCAGACAAAGTTGGCTGGAAATGAGGATTACGCAAGCACAGGAAATGACACCGAATACCAACGCATTAAGCAGATGGATGTTCTTGAGCTTGCCGAGCGCGTGCGAGATTACTACGACATTGACACTCTGATTTGCATGTCAATCAACGACCTTTTCTCACAGCTGTATTCTGTAAACTTAAATGTGTGGTAGAGAGGGGGATTCATGGATGCAAATAGTTGGGTGCAGCTCATTAACCAGACTGGTTTTCCCATCGTAGCATGCGCCGCATTGTTCTATCTGTGCAACACGACGATAAAGCAAAACACAGATGTATTGCAGGAAGTTAGCAAAACGCTAGCACTTCTTGTAAGCCACATGGAAGAGAGCAAATCATGAGCCATATAAACGAACCAAACTGCTGTGGTCGCAAGCCGCGCGCATATGACTTGACGCCCTTTGGCACATTCTTTGGTGCAACTCCTGTACTGCCTTCGCTATACTGGGATGTGTACTCCGCAGAACAGCGCTGGAAGGCAATGGGAGAGTTGATAAAAAAGCTGTGCGAATATGTCGAGTACATGGGCGGCGAGATAAACGTTGACCGTGATACCATCAACCAGCTGCTAGAGGATTTTGAGAAATTTAAAGAGTCTGGATTTGACGACTATTACAAGGAACAAATCGAACAGTGGATTTCTGACAACCTTGTGACCGTCATGCAGGCGCTTCTAAACCAAGGAATCTTCTTTGGTCTTACAGATGATGGTTATTTCTGCGCAAATGTTCTGATGCAGCTTACCATCTATTTTGACACCATTGCGGACTATTCCAGCGATGATTACGGCAAACTGACTTTGACGTACTAGAAAGGATTCAAAATGCCTGATGTTTTCACTCCAGAGCAAATCGCACAGCTTCTTGAAGCATTCTTTAAGGCAGTAGGTACGCGGCAGTACATTGGTGCGCGATACGTTCCGCTTTTCGGGCGCAAGGACGAAACCTCTATCGCGTGGGATAATTCCGCACCCTATGAGCCGCTTACCGTCGTTCTCTATCAGGGCAACAGCTTTACGTCTAGGCAGTACGTGCCTGCTGGCGTGGAGATTACCAACGAAGAGTTTTGGGCTGAGACTGGAAACTACAACGCGCAGATTGAGGAATATAGGCGAATCGCACAAGCCGCTTTGGATGCGGCGCAGAACGCGCAGAGTGACATTGACACGCTTTTGCCAAAGGCTGATTTTGACAGTGAAAACACTGTAAAGGAATATGTTGACGCTTCTGTCACAATCGTTCAAAATGACATTGACACTCTGCTACCTAAATCCGCATTCAGTAGTGAAAACACTGTCAAGGATTATGTGGACAGCAAAACGGTCAGTGTTGTGGAAGATTATATAAACAAGACGCCAAATCGCTTTGTCGATTTGGAGCTTTTTGGTATGGTAAGGTCTGAGGAATCAATAGGTTCTTTTAGACAGTCAACTCTATATTACAACAATCGCATTTATTCTCTAGGTGGAGGAATCAATAATCAAGGTGTTATCGCTGAGTTTAGTACACAAACTGGCGATATGTTGCGTTATGAAAATATATCGTCTATTGGCCACGGAAATGGTGCCTGTATCATTGATGATTATATTTACGTATGCAGTGGCAAAAGAATCACCAAAATCTCGCCGCAAACTCTGTCAGAAATTTCTACCATTGAATTATATAACCTTCCTTACAACATTTCAAATGTCTTTAATAAGGATAACGAACTTTGGTGCACTACTGCTGGACAAAATATATACAAAATTGATTTTGACAACGCCACGTTTGAATTTGTCGTAACGATTGAAAGCGCAGGTGTGGCAACGCAACAGGGTGCCTGCTACAAAGACGGCGTATTGTATGAATGTTTCACATATCCTAACGAGATACATGCAGTTGATATAACTAATGGAAAAATAACCCAAATCTTTACCATTCCAAACGGTGACGGTTATTATCCGTGTAATGAGCTTGAAGGTCTGTTTATCGTAAATGACTCTCTTGTATTGGCAGCTGCTCCATATGTAAATGGTGGCTGGAATCCTACGAATATTACAGACGCACCAACTGGCGTACTGTTTTTGTTCAACGTGGACATTGAATCAAAATTCAACATTAGTGCGTCTATTGGTAGTAGGAATCGAATTGACCAGATTACCGTAAATGAAAACAATGCGCATGAATTTAAGCCATCAACAGTTAAGTCGCAATTTTCGCTAGAAGTCGCATGCTACATGGCTTCTTATTCTGGACATGCAACAATCACTATCTATAATTTTAATAGTACAAACAACACTTTGACTCTACGCGATTGTAATGTAAATCTAATTGCTTCTAGTGGTTCTGGTGCTATCTTAAATCTACACGTTTACAATTCACACGTTGCAATGTCAAGACTAAAAGTTTCCAGCTATGCAGAAATAATATCATCTTATTTCACTTCAACTGGTTCTGTTACGTTTGAAGGCTCCTTGGTCATTGACCATAGTGTTTTCAATGCAAACAACGTGACCATTATGAAAGTCACAGATATTAATATTTCTTCCCGCAGTATCATAAATGGTTATATCTCGGAATACAACCAAATTGAAAACGCAACTATTGGTGACCCTAAGAATCAAATTACGTACCGCATTGCAACCACTGGTAAATATATCATGAATGCATTGAGTGCGTTTAAAGATACAACTCTAAACGCTCTCGTATGCATTACACGTTCTACTGGAGCCATAATAATCGTACCGCTTTCGGCAAGCGAGATATTGTCATATTGCAATGGAAACACCATTACAAAGACAACAGGAAATACAAGATACCCTGGAATACAATTCAATCCGACAGACTCTAGTGTAATGCTTTCTTTGGAAGCAACACCAACAAGTTACAATACATCTGCAAACAATGACATTTCCATTGTTGCAGTTGGCACTACCAGTTTGTTCTAAGAGTCTAGCATGTGCACGCGCGACAGGATAATCCGTTACGCAAGGGGTGCAATCGGTTGCGCGTATGACAGGACGCCTAGCGGAGGCGTGGAAGGTGAGAGTTACAATTGCAGCTATCTCACCTTCTGCGCCTACCGTTACGCTGGTCTTGAAATACCGCGTTGGCAGGGGCACCAGAACGGCAACGGTTCGCAAAGCGATATGGTGCGATGGAACGGCAACCTAGTGACAGACCCAGAGCTGTTGAAGGCTGGCGACTTGGTTTTCTTCAGTGATTGTGACGACATAGAGGACACTTACCATGTCGGCATATCTCTGGGCGGATACAGGATGATTGATTCCGTGCCAAATGGTGGCGTACAGGAGCGACACCTTTATGACACTTTCGTAGGTGGTGGATGGCCGCTACCAATCGAGCGTGAAACGGAGACACAGGAAATGCAAGGAATAATCTCAATCACGGATAGGAACACTTTCGTATATTACAACGGTGACGAGATACAGGACATTTCAGAGCCAGAGGATTTGGAAGTTTTGCAAAAGGTTGCAACTGCATTCACTGGAAAGCCATTGAACGTCATAGAATTGGCTGAGAACGAATACGCGCTTCTGTGCCGTGTCGTTCGTGCTGGAATGCCTGTGCACCTTAGTGACCTGAATGAAGAGTACCCACCAAGGAGTTAATGATTATGTTCTATGAAAAATACGATGGTGTGATACTTCTTACAATTGGCTTCATTATAATGTGCATTGGTGTTGCTAAATTTGTTGCTGAGATTTTTGGATAATCCCTTGTGGGGGGATTTTTAAAAAAGTCTTTCATTTGTGGGTACCCTGTGGCTGGAATGCCATGGGGTGCCCTTTTTGTTGCGCGGCTTTTATCCCAGACTGAGGGCGGGGAGGAGGAGGGGTGCGGGGATGCACGCATACGCGTTATTATCGAACACGTGTTCGTGAGTACGTGTGTTCTGCAAACGTTTGTTCGTGAGTACGTGTGTTCTGCAAACGTTTGTTCGTTTTCCACTTTTGTCATTGCCGCTTTGTCATTGCCGCTTTGTCATTGCCGCTTTGTCACGCAGCTTTTTCGACAACTTTTCTACACGTGTTGAAAGTGTATAAAACTTTATCAACAGTTTTTACACCTGTTGAAAACTTGTAGGTTTGGCGTTTTGCGGCCGAAAAGTAGGCATCATGGGTACTTACTAGGGGGCATTATGTATACACACCTTAAACAGGCTTAGAATCGGCCGAAAAATGGCCATCTACCTGCGCTTTTGTGTTTTGGGTAAAATGCACCACAAAAAGCTGTATATTCCTGTGGTGATATGCGTAAATATTGCATATATGGATGTGCCTGATTGTATTGTTACCTGTTAGCCTGTTTTTCAACATCATATGTTGCGTTGCACTAACATTTACAACGATCTATGAGACTATAGGCGCGATTGGTCTAAAATAAGTTGATCCACCTGTTGCCAAAATTGGCTCAAATATTTTAGAAAAAAGTATTGCATTGTTCTGTGAAACGTGTATTATATTAGGTAGCAAGGTTGAACCTTGATAACCGAATCTCGCAGCGCCCATTTTTTGGTGGGTTTGGGCGTGGTATGCGATAGTAGAAAAAGGAAACAAAAAAACCTACCAACATTTTAAAAAAGTCATTTGAGAAGGGATGAAACAAATGAAGCGTGCATTAATCATCGAATGTGACGAACAACAGGCTACTTTCAGTAACGGCGATATGCTCCAATTCTCTGATGATAGTATCAATCTAACCGACTATGTTACTATTAACGACATGGATGGCTATTGCATTAGCCTTGATTATTACGACGATTACACTGGTGATTACCAGTGCTATTACGAGTTTTTCCAAACATTAAGCGGCTGGGTTTACCC